TGGAGGAATAACCATCTTGCGGGGCTTGGCCGCGATCAACAGGCCGCGCTCGTCAGTCCAAGCGGCGATCTGAATAACTGCGTTCTCCAGCGAAGTCTCGTTCAAGTCCACACCTACGGTGGGGCTGTTGAAGTTGACAGAGCCGTTAACCAGTGGGTGACCGACGCGAGTACCGCCGGAGTTCACACCGAACAAGGACACGCCGTCGCCGCCCAAGGCTGCGCCGCTGAACCCATTGTTCAGTACTGCCGCACCTTTGACCTGCTTGGTGTAGGACATAGAGCGGGCCAAAGCCTTGGTATAGCGCGCGGACAGGCTGTCGTACAGGTTGTCCTCAATCGCCTCTTCCGTGATGGCGAAGCCTTGGGCAATCGTCTCATGGGTATACCGGGCGGTGAATGCTTCCTGCGCGTTGTCGTACGCGATACCGGCACCTTCGGTCTTCACTGGGGCGGCTTGGAAGCCTGCCAGCTTGGTTTCTTCTTCAAAGCTACGCTCCGATTTCTCGATTTCGTAGATTTCTTTGTGCTCTTCGCCGTAGCGGGCATACTCCATGCCAAACAATGCGTTGAGTCCGGGGAGCAGTTCTTTCAGTAACTGCGAGCGTGAAATAGCCATTTTCTAGTACTCCTTGTGTTTTGAGGTTAGACGCCGAGTGGGTTAGTGTAGGAATGCACGCCCACATTAAACTTCACAAGGAATTCAGGGAAGGCGTCGGTTTCGGTACCGCGCACAACGTCCACGATACGCAGACCCAAGGTGGTTGTTGCCGCCAAGGATGCGCCGTTGGTGCCGACCACCAAGTTCATGGTAGACAGACCTGTTGTAGCGGAGCCGCCGAAGTTACCCAAGGCTGCATTCTTGCCGACCGCGCCGGGCCAACCAGAACCACCAGTACCGCTGTTGAAAGTGCCCAAAGCTGCCGAACCCTGCACTTGATACAGTTGGTCGTAGTCTTCAGCCACTTGCACCCAGATGTCGGTGTAGCCTGCGGTTGTCGCATTGATTGGGAGGTTTTGGCCCCACAATGCTTGCCGGGTTTGCGGCAGTACGTAACGCACGCCTGTGCACACACCAACAATACCTGCGGTGGCGTTAGCCGAAGTGGCGGGAATCTGGATCGCCACAGGGCTGGAGGCCACTACGGAAGGCAAGCCTGCCGCAGACAGCACAATCAGTGCACCTGTGAAAATCGCAGTCGTATCTGCGGCAACACGGTATTCACGAATACCGCTGTTGTTTGTGGCACGTCCACCGATCATGCCGACCGGTTTCAAGCCATAGGGGGAAGCTACACTAGCCATTTAAGACTCCTTTGTTAAGAACCTGAACCAAAATTTGCGCCTCTGCTAACACTGGTCTTGCGTTCAGTGAAGAGCGGCATGCGCGCGTCGTTATTTCTCATGTAGCTGTTGTCCACAGAGTCCATCTGGTTCTGCGCCTGCTTCTGGTAGTAATCGTCCCGGGCTTTGGCTTGTTCGGAAGACATAGCACATAGCATAAGTCCGCCGATTTCCACGTTACCTGAGTCTTTACTGCCAAACAGTTGCAGCTCTGGATAGTCTGCTGCTTTCACCGGCACCCATCCTTCGCGCATCTTTCGAGACACGTTGGTTGGATCGGACTGGCCCAGCACATGCGTTGCAATCCAACGATGCACGATCCCGGGACGGGGATCAGGGTCAGGCAGATTTGTCGGTGGGACATACACTGCACGAGCTTGCTTTTCGCGTGACACGAGTTCACGAGGGGTACGGGGTTCAGCCATTTTAGTTCTCCAATTTTGCTACTTGTACAGCGTATTGCTGCGGGGTTAGTCCTAACTTACTTGCCAACGCTACTTGCGTCGCGGTCAGTTGGATTTTTCGGGCTCCAGACGAGCGTGCTGCTGGGGCCACCACAGAGGCAGGTCTTTTAGAGGTACTTTGTGACTGTTGCCGCTCCACGTTGCCGCCGAACATTTCGGGGAACGTAGTCTTCAAGCGAGCGTCGATTTGCTCGAAATAGCCATCCGATGTCGGATCGACACCAGAACGCACTAACTTGTTGTGCAGCCCCATAGCGAAGCTGGTAATTTCGTCGTACTCGGGGTCTCCAAACCACTGGTTTTTTGCCTGCCAGCGCAGTGTTTTCGTATCCGGTCTGGGTGTGTTCGGTACTTGTTGTTGCGTTTGTACCACCTCTTCCTGCTCTTGTAAAGAGGTTGGGCGGAATTTTTTAGCCTCGGCCGCACGGATTTTTGCATCGAACAGTTCTTCTTGCGCCGCAACAATGGCCTCGTTGTCAAAGGCCTCTTGTGCCTCGAACAGTTTGCGCTTGGCTTTCTCCACTGCGGAGTCCGCAATAGTCAGGGCCTGCTCAACGTACTGCTTGCTGCCGTTGTCTACCACCGCGCGCAGTTGACGATTCTCGTCGAGCAACTGCTTGGCCGCGCGTTCGAGCTCCGCTTTTTCACGCTCGATAGTCTCCTTGGCCCGGCGCTCGTCGTGCCGTGCGTGCGTCAGTTCCTTGATGCGCCCCTGTACCTTTTCGGAGTATGACTCCAGCTCGGCTTCGTCCGGGTCAGTGACTTCCTTGTCCAGTGGGCGACGGCCTTTGTCTTGCGCGGGCGTGTCGTCCAGCACCTCGATCTCGAAGTCGTCGTCCTTACCGGCCCCGACGGCTACGGCCTTCGCCTCTTTTTCGTCTGGAAACTCGAATTCGTCTTGTACTGCCATATCAACCTCCGATCCTAGAAATCCCTCTTGGGTCTGCAACAACTGCTTCGACTTGGTCGTCGTTCAAAATCCGCATCTCTTTGTCAAAAATCTTGAAACGCGTACCGGCATAGGTGCGTACAAGGATGAAGTCGCCTGCCTTGCACCACGGCCCGGACGGAAACTTCTTCTCGTCCTTGTATGCGTCGGGGCCCACCGCCAGAACGAATAGCACCGCCGTGGCATGCTCTTCTTGTTTCAGATAGCTGTCCGCGCGAACGATGCCGGTTTCGCCAAAGGTCTTGGCCACTTCGGGCAATGCGCACAGAATCTTGTACCCCTGCGGCTGCGGCAGGTACGTAGCTTTCTCGCCGTCCGTCACGCCCTCATCGGGCACTTCTTGCGGAACAATGCTGGGCGGCAGTGCTAGCCCCGGCGGTAGGATAATTTCACTCTTCGTCATCTTGAGATACCTTTTTCAGCAGGGTCGATAGGTGTTCTTCTGACAGCGCCAAGCCCCGTATCACGCCGCAGAGTTTTTGGTATTCATCGAACGTCTTGCACACACCGTTGGCCAAGTCGTCCGCGTAGTTGTTCATGTCCTTACGGATGCTTTTACGCAGTGCATCGGCAAACTGTTGGATTTCGGTCATTCTTCACTCCCGGGTTTATTCTGTTGTGTCAGCTGCTGCACGGCAAGCTGCGCTTGGTGCTTGGCCATGTCCACGCCCGTCTGCACGCCCGCGCGGTCTTGCTCAGCCTCCAGCCTTGCGTAGTCCAGCATCATCTTGGCCGCGTTCTCGCGCTGGCGTAGTTCGATCTCATCGTTCTTGGCACTGAGGTCGCCCACCACTTTAAGGTGTTTCAAGGCCAGCTCTTTGTCCTTCTGCGCCAGTTCTTGCTGCTGCATCTGGATTACAGGGTCTTGTGCATCTTGCGCGGCTTTGTCCTGCGCCTGCTTCTGTTGGGACTGCTGCAATACCTGCTGTCCGGCCTGCGCCATCATCTGTGCCAACTGGTGCTCCATCTCTGGGCTCAGCGGCTTGCCGTCTTGCGGCAGCGCCATGCCCAACTGCTGCTCAATGCGCTGGCGGTACGCAAAGCCTGCGTGCTCCGCAATATGCGCCATCATGGCCGCTTGGATCATCGGGGCCCGGGGGTTCTGGCCCACCAGCTGCATGATGATCGGGTCTTGCATAGCCGACATGTGCACCTGTATGTGCGCGTCGTGGTTCTGATTCTGGAACGCCTTGACCGGCTCACCTTTGAGCGCGGCCATGTTCTCGGACACCGGGTCTTTGGGTTTGGCATCGTCGGGCAGCGGTAGTATTTTGTCTGCATTCTTGATGCCCAGCACGCCCAGCATCTGTCGATGTAGCTGTGGGAGGTCATAAATGTCCGGTGCCATCTGGGCCAGCTGCACCACAGCCTGATACTGCACAACCCGCTGACTCATGGTCGCCGCGTTGGGGTCGCTTACCGGGATAATGTCAACGTGCTCGTAGTCGGTCTTCTTGGCATGGCGATTGACCTCACCGGTGGGGTCATACTCATAGTCGTCCTCGGTGTAATCGCGGATAATGCCTGCCAACAGTCGCAGCTCCTGCTTCATGCTGTAGTGCATGCGCGCTTGCACGGCCGACATCACCTTCAACTGGCGCTCAAGCAAAGCCAGTGTTGTGCCCACCGGGGCCTGCGCCGACATGTCCGACACCTTCATATCCGCCGTGGCAGCAAACCTGCGCCCCTCTTC